TGCAATACTAATAAAGTTTGCGGTGCCATCAACTGCAGTATTTGAGTTGAACGATGCAACATTCGAGGCCTGTGTAATATTGATATTTGCACCACCGGCAGTTGACGAGAGCGTTACGCCAGTAGTGTTTGCAAGTGCTACAAAGTAGAATGCATTATTCGATAGACCCGAAAGTGCAGTATTTCCGTTGTTGGTATAATAACGAACGTAAGTGTTTGCAGGATAACTTACGTCAGCACCAGCAATTAAAATAAAGTCAGTATTTGAGTTTACTTGGTCGGTAGTATTAAATGTAGTATTGTTTGATACGTACAGAATGAAATCATTTCCACTTTGAATTTCATCGTCTACATTAATAGTTACAGCTTTCTCGTCGAATGTGTTGCTATAAGCACCATCATCGACCTTTAAATCATAGTAAACAAGGTTGGCAAATGTTTGATTTACTTTTTCACCAACAGCAAATACACCTGTTGCATCAGAAATATTGATAATAAAATCTTTGCGATCAAATGCTGAAATATATGGTTGATGAGCCAGAACGTATGGATCGACGTTATAGCCAGAACCGGGGTCAACGCCTGATAGAGAACCAATTGTGCCAATTGTGAACTTGTTAAATGACAAGCAAGAGAAGATTGTATTCTTTGAGTCGCCCTGTGGATTCTTTGGAAAGCCAAGTGCTGCAGCAGCCACAGGAAGAGCAGCATATGCTTGATTTGCTTGTGTAAGTGTAGTGTATACTGTAACAGCACTAATTGCAGTGTTTGTTGTAGCGTTGTGCTTTGTTACATTACTGTTAGCATAAGCAGTTGTGTTAGCAGTACCACCGGTATTACTAAAGTAATTATGATTATCTTTTGTTCTAAGTACACCAGAACCAATTTCAAAAACTGTACCATGCGTAAGCTTATACAGATAATGGCCTTCTTCATTTACTTTATTATTAGCAAATGTAGAGAAGTTGGTTGAATTGATTTGATCAGACTTGCGATACGGATAAGAAAGAATTACACCTGTGCTATTTGCAAGAGCAATGTAATAGTAATCGCCATTATAAAGACCAGTGAGTGCAGTATTACCAGCATCGACTTGATACTTGACAATGTCACCAATTGTAAATCGAGTATTTGCAGTCGGCAGATCAATAAATCCAGATGTGGCATTCACTGAACTGTTAGCATTAAAGCCAATCTTGCTAATTTCTTGATAAACTCTATCACCCACAACAAAACCAGCATTTGATCCGACTGTTAGAGTTACACGATCGTAATCAAGTGTTCCTACACCATTAGCAGAGATTATGTCAGTGCCAATAAAGATGTCTTCTGTATCACCAAGAGTACCAACATTAAATTGCGCACCAGAACCAAAGCTTGTTGAAAGTGGAATTGCGGATGTATTGGTTGTTTGTGTCAGAAGTCTTGCATGTTCAGATGCGACATAGTCTCCACCAGCATTTGATACTGTGTATGTAACTGTAGTTGCAATTGATGTATTTGTATCAGTATAGAATCTATCAGTTTCTGTAAAGTAACCTTTCAATGGAATGAATGTCAGGTTACCAGTGTTCGATCCAGAGTCATGAGATACAGTTAACAGAAGGCCCTCAGCGACCTTCTTGTTATCAGCATCATAACGATAGATTCTGCTACTCTCAAGAATCTTATCGTTATTTGCAGAAGAGTATTTTAAAGTATTGATAAACTTCTTAATCTCATATACACCAACAGTAAGATTTACTTCGGCTACGTTTGCAGATACTGAAGAGTTTGTAGATACTTCTAATCTTTCTCCAATTGGAAACGTACCACGAGTAGAACTGATTACAAGAGTATTACCGGTACCAGCCGGAGTGATACTATCAATAGTTCCTCTGCCAACAATAGCAGAGGTATTTTTATATAGAACATCCTGACCAACTGCAAGTGTTCCAACTTGGTTTTCAACCGTCACGGTGTAAATTTCTGGAATACCCATTACTTTACCGCCAATCGTTCTGTCTTCGATTGTGTTGGCATAGAATGAGATGACATTGCCAGATGTATAGTATGTTGCGGTATTTGTAAACACACCATTTACGTGTGAGATCATCACCGTGCCATTTGCACCTGTTTGATCTAGATCGATAATCTTACCGGTGCCGACAACAGTACCACCAATATAACGTGAGACTGTATCACCAATCGAAAGATTGGCAATTGCGCTGGTAAATGTAGCATTTACAATTGGTTCAACGGCCTGTTCGAACAGGCGGAAATATTGATCACTATTTGTGTTTGCTACTACATTATCAAGTGTAATTACTTTTTCAGAGATAATAGATTCTGTATCAAGTGTGTAACCATAACCGCCATCAATAAAGATGAAGTCAACGATACCAGTTGCTTCACTGACAGACTCAACACGAGCAAGTCCACCTTGTCCGTTCGTGGTACCAGCAAATGTAACAATATCACCTACACGGAATTCACGGCTGCGATCTTGTAGTAGTACACGCTTAACAGAACCAATCAACTTAGCTCTTTTTGTTCTGTCATAAACTGGACTATTGTTGATATTTAAACCAATAACCTCGCCATTGTTAAACTCACCTTGACGACCAGAGATGTAAAGTAGATCTACATATCCAACAGATGTACGACGACGAATGAACTTTTCGACAAATGCCTTGGCACCAGAAAGTGCACCAACAATTTGTTTACCAACATACTCGACATTAAAACGGCTGTGTGTAACTTCTAGATATTCTGGTCTTTCCCAGATACCATCTGAAACGCGAAGAATGTTATCTGCAGGATAACGTACTTCGGCAGCTGTACCATACACCAATTTGAAGAACAAGTCAATAGAACGCTCGGTACCCTTTGAACGATACAGATCAAGCGAGTTCTTGATTAGTAATTGCTTGTTTGTAGCAGTATCGAATTGAATGTTTTTCAGATATTTTTCTTTGAACTGGAGAATAAATTCATCAACAGTCGTATCAATGTCACGATAGTCTGGAAGTTTACGTGCTTGATAAAGAACGTTATTAGCAGATTCCATCCACTCAAAGTATGCTTTGGCAAAAGCAATGAACTGTGGTCCCTCTTCCTGATAGAAAGAAGGAAACTGGTTCTCAATAAATGGAGAAATGATTGCTTCTATTTTTTTCATTATTCTCTGATCTGTTCGATTGTGATGTTCACGTCTGGTTCAATGATATTTAATATCACATTCTGGATGGCAGTAATATCACGTGATCTTGGCTCAGCATAGATCTTTAAAGATGTACCAATATAATTTTGAACAGTAAAGTTTGTCAGCCTTACAACACCAGTATCATAATCAACTGTACCAACATCGACAATCTTCTTGTGATTTGCACCAACCGGAGTTACAATACGAACAACACCATCACCGTTGTCTTCTAGAATGCAGTTCTGAATTCCGGTATATGTGAATGGTGTTGATGTAATACCATGTACGTCGATGATTGGATGCTCATCACCAAGCAAAGGAATTTCCTGAGTAAGTGGAGACTTGAAATCGATTGTTAGATTCAAAGGAACACCAAGATCTGGAGTTAGATACTTCACAAGATTCACTTCTGTTTCGTTACTAATAACGCTAGCATCTGTAGCATCGATAGCTTGAACCATTTTTGAGTATCTGAATGTTTTTGCAAAGCTATTTAGATTTGTTGATGCATAGTTTAGAATAGCATCAATTGCATATGCACGAAGATCTTCTGGATTTAGACCAGTTCTGTTAATGTTATATCGAACAGTACTATCAATCTTAAGATATGTATAATCAGGAGTTACAAAGAGTGGTTCCATTGCTACAGAAGAACGCGAACGAAGGAATCTTCTGTATTCGTCTTCTTTAATCTTTGGTAGACCATCAACATCTGTCAGATCAACTGAAACAAAGATACGACCAAACTGTGGAGGTGTTGCATCCTCGCCACCGTATGCAGTCACCGCATTAATCTCTGGATAGTTGGCCTTCAATAGATTTTCATAATCTTCAGCAGTCACAGCACGTTCTTGAGTCGTGAAAGCTCTTGGTGCATTAAACTTGATTGAGTTCAGATCTTCTGCAACGGTTCCATCTGCGGCTGCTGATAATGTTGTAATAGCTACATTGGCTTCATTATCAATACGAGCAGCATTAATAAATCTAAATGCGCCATTTGGAAGTTCACCATTTGATGTTCTGTATTCGATTACTACAATCGAGTTATTCTTTGGTTTGCGACCAACAACACCGTCACCAAATACTACTTCATATATATCACCAACTGCTGGTTGTAAAAAGAATACTTTGGCATTTTCATCATGACCAAATAGCGAAGTAGCACGTGAATATTCTAGTGTTGTAGATCCATTGTCTTCAAGTACAGTAACAGTAACGCTGGAAATGTCAACGGTTTTGTTGTTAATCTTATAAATTAATGGATTGCCATAATCTACGGCATATGTGTCTGTAAGATAAACACCTTCATAGATATCAATAGATTCACTTACAAAAGAACTATTTGTTTTTGTAGTAAGTACTACGTTTTCATTTGTAGTAAACGTATAAGAAAAATCATTCACTCTTGAAATAAAGGTCGTGCCTTTAGGAACTACAATTGAGTTCTTTGTAGTATCCGTTGGAGTAATTCTCAGTTGAACTTTTGCTTTGGATGATGTAAAAGAACGAGGAAGATAGTTCAATTCTTTTGCGTGTGAAACTACGCTATCACGAAGTCTTGCACTATCAAGAAACATCTCATTGCCAACCATGTTCATATAAAAAGCATTTTGGTATGTGTTATAAGAAAGCAGGTCTATAAGCACTGACATGTTACTAGAATCAAAATCATAATCCTTGAACTCAGTCTGTTCTTGGAGATATGCTTTTAATGATGTCTTGTAAGACGCAAAGTCTAACTGTGTTAGTATGATACTTGAATTAGCCATTATCTCGCTCTGTACAGTGTGAGGTTAAGAGTTACCGGATTAACATTATTTATTACTTCAAAAACGATGAATACATCATATGCTTGGCGAGCTTCAAATGGATAAATCTCAACGCTAAGAACTCGTGCTCTTTTTTCAAATTTAGAAATAGTATCTTCAATCATGTCTTTCATGCGAATGGAAGTTGTTTCCACCATTGGCTCGAAAAGCAATGATCGAATATTGCATCCAACTTCAGGCTGAAAAAAGCGTTCGCCTTTATCAGTTTGAATAAGATTTCGAATTGATCTCTTGACAGACTCTTCGTTTACGTATTTTACTAAACGCTTGTTCTGAGGATGCGCGTTGAAGTTATTATAGAAGTCACTATAATAAGGTTCGCCGGTCTTCTCGGTCCTAGTAATCCTATCAATTCTAGAAATGTCTGCCATCTAATTCTCTTTATTTTTATTTATTCTACGTAAATGACTTCTACACAATCTGGAAGTAAGTTCTCAATTAAACTGCCAAAACTAAAGATTGGTGGTAAGAGTATGCTCAGTACTTCACATTCAGTCAGTGGATTCTTACCTGAAAGAATATCTGCTACTCTTTTAATAATCTTGAAGATCTTACCAACAATAGGAAACTGCTCTAAGATATAACCAGGAGCTTTGGTAATAATCTCATTAATCTTGACAATCAATCCACCCTTAAAGAATCTACGAGCTTTAGCAATCAGTTCTTTTACCTTATCTTCGATCTCATGGAAGTCGCCTACCTTAATAATGATATCTTTTTTATTTGGATCAATATCAATCAAATCTCCTACAGTGCCAATAAGAGGAATTTGAATTGATAAAATTTGATCGATAGCTTCGTCTAAGATTTTTTGACCAAGGTCTTCAACTGCTTTACCTGATAAGACGTCTTCTTTCGCTTTCTTAATCTTGGCTTTGTACTCGGCCACCAGTTTATCAAAAGCTTGTTCAACAGTAATGGTAGGATCTACTGCAGCAGAAACGAGATCGTAAATTGGCTTACCAATAATTGGAATAGCTTTCACAGCCTTTCCAATAGCATCTGCTACAGATCCAATGAAGTCATTAATAAGATTGTTGAACCAATTCTTTATTTTGTGCCAAGTTTCTTCGGCCTCAAGGTCTGGTGATTTGACTCCTAGATCGCCATTGTATGTCGATTCAATACCGAGAAAGTCTTTAACGGCTTCAATGTCTTCCTTGATAGCCAGCTTTACTTTTCTTTGGCCTTCTTTTGTAAACAGATCTGCAATTACTGGATCATATTCATAAGGATTTCCTTGTTCATCAATAAGAGTTGCTACTCCAATAAAAGGAATCGGCACTTCAAATGGATTCGGTATTCCTAATAATTCAATTAGATCAAGTAATATTTCAGAAACTTTCTTTTGAAAGTATTCTTCAATGTCTTTACCAAGTTCACGAGCTCGATATCTAAGTTCAAGTTCTTTTGACTTTAGTTTATCAAGTGGTTTTGTTGTAATAGAATCAAGTGGTTTAATTACTTCTTCAATTGCAATTGCTGCAGCAAGAATTGCAAGAGTACATTCATCATCTAAATCTACACTCGTAACAGATAAATTGAGTCTGCCAATAGTTCTACCAACATTCTTGAAATAAGCATCTAAGTCTTTCTTACTCACCTTACCATCAGGAGAGCATTCTAACTTTGGAATCTTTGGTAGTTCAATAACAACAGACATTAACCATTCAGTCCAATAACCGCACCACGAATATTCACAACACCGGATTTTGAAACTAAATCAATATCTTTATCCGATGTGATTTGAATCTTACCTTCATTGGCAAGAATTTGTAAATCACCCTTCACAACACTGATTGCATGATCGTTCATAGTTACACTCACAGAGTCTTTCACAGACTTAGTAATAATCGATCCATCTGGAAAGATCTCTACATAAGATCCAGACTTATGGTAAATGTGAATACGTTCTGCTTTTGGTGTATCATCGAGTTCTAATACGTGACCAGAGGTTGTAGTAATCGTTTTATTGTGTGGATACTTTGCAGCATACTCAGTTTTCTTCTCACCGAGTTCTTCAATATATTCCTTATCAACCGGACCTTTTTCTCTAGCATACCTGGAAATCGAATGGTTGTTATCATCCTGTGCATATGCAATGGTACCAACTACATATGACAGAGCATCATTGATTTTGAATCCCAACACCTTTGAATCTACTGTAAGTCCATGTGGACTCATTCCCACGCCTTTTGCATTTGCACTGGCTGGAGACATAAGAACATGAGACCAGAATAGGTTGTCTGGGTTTTCACGATATTTACCTACAGAGTGGCCAAGCACTTCTTCAACCTGAACTCTACCAAGCTTTTCAGGATCGTCGATGCTATGAATCTTTCCTTCAAACCACTTTTGGATATCCATTATATCTTCCTTATATTAACTTAACTGTTGGCAATTCGCCATAGATACCATCTTTTACAATTTCAAGTGCTTGTAAATACTGAGCGTTTTCATTGAAGTTTAGAATGTGGCGACATGACGTTACTAGATAATTACCAGCCAGAGTCTTACTTGATTCTCTGTAAGCGTTGTTTTCACCTGTAGTCAAACCATCATGAATTGGAATGTCTGCAGTAATTACATCACCAACAGTAATTGTTGAATCTCCGTAGATTGTAATATGAGCAATAGTATTTAAAAGATGCGCCATATAATATAGTCTAACAGCTTCAGCATTTCCACTGTCAGATTCTTCTACGGTAGGATCGTAGTATGTTAACTTACATGTGGTTTCATTTTCAGATAAATCATTCTGTGTTTTGGCAGAAAGATTAATCGAACCTTCGTTTAAGTTTACAAAGTCCAGCTTTGTAGAATCAACTTCGATGTCTTCAACTTCACCTGTAATGATATTCTTTCTTTTAATAAGAACTTTACCAGCACCAATTGCACGGGCCGCAGCTTGACCACCGGTTTGAACTACTTTACAAGCAAGAATGTTTCTCCACTTTGAAGCAGTGATATCTGCTTCTCCAACTGGCATCTGAACAAAGTACTTATCACCAATCTTGTCTTTGCCTTCTTTAATCAAAGCTTCAAAAGACTTGAAGTGATATCCCTTACTGTTTTCAAAGAAAGTAAAGCAATGGCCCTTATAAGTACTCGACATTGCTTTCAAACGAATCTTATCAATTGCCACAAATGGATTCAGTCCGGTAAAATTAAAAGCTTGAAGTCCTTGGGTTTTCTCGAAGAATAGTGGTTTACTACTATCTAAGATACTTAGATGTTCTCGAATTGCTGTTTCACATTCGATTTTGGATTTCACATAAGGAGCATTCTTAATCTGTGTTGATTTAATAGCTTCTTTTGAAACACAAACCAAGGTGAACACAACACCTTTATCATCTGGTAAAACAGTGCTCGGGTTTTGTTCTACGGGATAGAATTCATACTTGACAGAAGCTTCTGCATTGTCTTCATATGTAGTATAATTGATACTAATCTTTTGATCTAAAAAGTTAAAGTGACCGAACAATCCTATACGATCAACAATAATAAATTCAGCAATAGTTGTAGACTCTAGAACATTTTCATAGATGTCGGCTCGAGAACAATATGGTCCCAAGTGAATAATTCTACCAGTAGAAGTGGTGAGCTCAAACGTGTTTAGTTTGAACTGGCCTTCCCGCATAGAAACAGTCGTCATTTCTTAATTAACTCAACAAATTGCTTTTCAATGTCTGGCAAATAACTTGCTTTAATAATATTCACATATCTCTTTAGTTCGTTTTGCTCTTCTTCATAATCATATGCTGTTACAGGCGACCAGAAAGAAGCTTCTAAATCCGAAATATTTTTATTAAGAATTGTAGCAGAAGTAATACCATCTGCAGTGTTAGCAACAAACGCTCCAGTAATATGCTGAAGTGTGATTGAATTATCATCAGCATTCTTTAGAATGACAGTTCCTTCAGCATCGTCTTGCTCGATAACGTCTCCAACATTGAAGTTATCAAGATCACTGGTAATCACTAACTTTACAATCTGATTTGTTGAAACAGTCCAGTCTTCTTTTACTCTTTCGTAACCGGTAATCTGGCCAGTATTATTCAGTTTAGGCTTCCAGTATTTTTTAATTACCGGTTGAAGATTATCATATACTGATTCATTGATTAGACTCTCGTC